AGATGCTATCTAACTGAATACTTCCTACGTTAGTTATATTGTTGTCATTAAAAGATGCAGCACCTAAAGATATAGTTCCTGTCGCAGTTAAGTTACTGGAACCTATGTCTATATTACCAAATCCACTTGAAATAGCACCACTATCTAATGTACTAACAGTTACAAGGTTAGGCATTGCAGTTATTTCATCGTCAAAGTAAGCAGACAAGTCAGTGACTGCTACTTGCTTCATTGTACCACCATCGTTGAGTACAACTCTGTCTGCATCTGCTACTGTTACAGATGAAGCACTTGTGTCTCCATCAATTATATTTAGTTCTGTTACTGTAGATGTTATTCCGTCTAATGCATTTAGTTCTGTAGCAGTAGAGGTAACTCCATCTAATATGTTTAATTCTGCTGCTGTAGATGTGATTGCAGTACCACCTAATGTTATAGACCCTGATACATCTAAGTTACCATTTAAGTCTACTGTAGTGGCTGCAAGTTGTATTTCTGTATCAGCTACAAGGTCAAGTTGTCCATCGGCACTTGAATTGATGTATATAGCTGTGTCTCTGAATTGTAGCTTCTCTGTAGAAGCAATAAGTATGTCATCACTAAATTCAAAATAATCCTCGTCTTCTTTCCATAGTAAAACACCATCTGATGTTTCACCGTCAAATGTTATTGTTATATCTGTTCCTGCAGTTCCTGCACCAAAGGTAAGTGTATTACCTAGTAGTTTAGTAATAGGACCACCTTCTGCAGTTGTACCATCGTGTGTATGCCCTGTGCTTGATGCAAAGGCAGCTAATAACTGATTAAACTCATCATTGGTATGAGCGGCAGTTATTACGTCTCCGTCAGTATAAGATGATTGTCTAGTGTAAGTAGCTCCCATTTACCTTCTAGCTCCTGTTTGATATTCTAACTGAAATCCCTTTAGTGAGTATGGTGCAGTTGTACCACCATCATTTACTCTTAGTGCGACAGCAAAACCTGACCCTTCGACTGATTGTCTAAGTAAAGGTCTTGATGCTCCACCATATGTAGCTTTTAATGTAGAAGATACACCATAGGTAGATGTTCCATATATAGCTGCAATATCTTCTGAGTCTAAAGGATAAGCTGCTGGTCTTGTTGATTCTTTAGATTCATAATCATATCTAACAAATAAATCTGCATCTATAGATGACTCTGGCTCATAGTTAACAATAACACGTTGCATATGTTTTCGTATGCCTGCATCACCAAAAGTCATATCAGGACTTCTATACTTACCATTTATTTGCGTGCCATCAAATGTGTTGCCTGATTCTTGTCTATAAACAAAACCATTTGCATAATCACCATGCAGTATTATAACATTTCCTGCTGATACAAAAGTATCTGTTGACGCAGGTTTTATGCCCTTAGTTTTAGAAAACTCAAAATTTTGACCTTTCATAACACATATAACTCCTTGGGTAGAGCCTGCAGCTTGGCTTGCTTTAGTAAAAAATATTCTATACTGTGTTTTATCAGGTATAACCACGCTATCAAATTCTGATGCACTAGATAAATTATCATCAAAAACAGACTGCACATTAGAACTTATAGTTCCCAATTCAACGTCACCAATTCTTGCAGTACCAGCAACTGTTCTTAATCCATCAGGTCCTAGAAATATTAAGTCACCTGCAAATTCTTGAATTGTATCTCCGTTGATACATCCTATATCTCTTGTTACTGCTGTTACAGCAAAGTTAGCAGATGATGTTCCTGACATTTTAAATATTCTATTTTCGCAAAATATAAATAAATTATCACGGAATACTTTAAGTCCTGTTATAGTATCATCAACTTTTATACTTCCAGCACCACTGCCTGAGGAAAAGTCATCTTCGTCAAATGGCACACTAAATATTAGTGTTTGTGGTGTTGTAGACTTACCTGCGTAAAACATATGGTTTTGAAACGCTACAATAAATTTAGAGCCTGCTACAGAACTTTCACTTACATCTGTGGCTGCTAATGAAGTATTAAATATAGTTGGTGCATTAGTTCCATCAACAACTATTATTTTACTATTGCCATCAAAGTTGTACCTTTCAAATGCATACTTACCAGCACTTGTTCTACCTGTATCTCTTTCTGTCCATGAAGAACCTCCAGGCGTTGCACTAAATATCTTTTCTCCTCGAGCTGCTAACACTACATCTGCAAATGTAGCAACCATTGAGACCTTTTCACTAGAGTCACTTGTTTGAGGAACAACAGCAGTTACATATTTACTAAAACCATTTATACGTCTGTAGCCGCCTTCTATATCAGGCTCAAAGTTTTCTAACTCTAATGCTTCCCCTGGTTGCATCATAAACGTAGAACGATTTAAAATTAACCCTCCTTCGCAGTTAAATGCTATAGGTTGTACTCTTGATAAGTCTGCCATTATGTCGTTGTTTCAGTGCTAAAATATCCTGCCATACTTGTTGGTCTTAATACTACTGTTGACCTTACATACTCATACTTATTAACAAGTAAAGTCTGTATATTTTTTATACCCTGTTCAAATCTAGCAAAATTTAATTGATACTGCTCTATTTCTCCACGGTATTGATAAGCATATGCAGTTGCCCCATCTACTATCACTGGGGCGAATCTATCTGGTATTGTTGTTGTATCTCCATGTGCTGATAAATCAGACGGGAATGTAAAGTAATCAAACTTTAATGTGTAACCTTTATTTGGAAAAGGATATAATATAAAATTATTATCTAGTGTTCTTACTATGTGACTAGGTACTCCACCACCAGTAAACTGTGCTACTTGTACGCCACTAGCTATAGAAGCTGCAGTTGTACTATTAGCCCCTCTAGTGCATCCTGTAAATGTGGTACTTGACCCTATAGCCGTATAAGTAATTTGTTCATTAGCTATATGTAATGTGCCTGAAGAATCAAATCCTGATGTACTTGCTACAGTTATAGTTGTAACACTGTCTGTATGTGTGGTGCTAGTTGTTGTTGTTACAATGTCATCTTCTTGTTCAACATTATTAGCAATATATTCGTTATAGGCTAACGTACTTAAGTTTAATCCAGATGTGCCTAAGTCTGAATCTTTTACAATTCTAGCTGTATTATAGTCAATGTGTTTAGTAGAAGTTGGTACAGTGTACTTTACTGTGCCTGGGACTAGCACTTGGCTATTACTGGCATGATTGAATGGGTAACTAAATTCTTTTTGATTGATATATCTTATAGCTTCATTAACTGCATTTTGGGCTTGAACTTGAATACCCCGTGCACTTGAGAAAGTAGACGAGGTTAGTTGTACTTCATTAATTCGTGCAAGCACTGAATTTGTTAATGTAAGATAAGTTTGTGCCATATTGTTTTAAATAATAGGGGACAAAGTTAATTGTCCCCATGATTACGCTTTTAAGCTAATTGGTCTCTATCGACTTCGTCAGGCTTATCATCTAAGCCATGACCTGCTAAATCAATAACAGTGGCATACATTCTAAGTCTACCTGTGGCTGGAGCAGCACCTGCAATCTTAGCATCAATAGTATCTGTAGTAGTTACAAATTGAGTGTAAGTTGAAGCCGCACTTCCCACAATAGTATTAGTTTGACCATTACTACCTGCTGCACAAAAACCTGTAGAGGTTATATCTGCACCATCAATAATGTCATCTCCTGCTGCAAAGTCCATATCAAGAGTACAACTGCCTGTGAATGCTTTCATCACTTCTGCACCTGCGTTTAGGACTAGAGTATTTGCAGGGATTTCTAATACCTGAAATACATCTCCGTCTGAGAAGCTACCACCTGCTGCTACTAATGCATCAATATCAAGGTAAGCCTCAATATTTCTCATAACATTAGTATTCTTAGCTGATGGCATAGCTACGATAGAGTCAGAAAAGATACCTGTGGTATCCTTTGAGGTTAAATCAAAAGTTGCCATTTATATCTCCCTTACGCTACGTTATATTTAGCAGTGACGATTGCTTCAGGTCGAAGAATCTTTCTGCCATACATATGCATACCACGAACAATATCAGCAAAAGAATCAGGGTCTCTGTAAGTCTCTGTCTTATTGATTTGCTCTGCAGTCGCTACTGCTGTGCTATGTCCTGCAACGATAACACCATAGTTTGAGTTTTGGTTAGCAGTTCCAGATGTACCCGGACCTGTACCCACTGCAGGTAAATTATTGGACATATACACGTCAAAGCCATGTATCTTTCCAACAGATAAACCTGTTCTCAATCCACCTGATTCACCGAAGTCACCATTTAGAAGACGTGAATCTTCATCCTTTAGAACCTCAATAAATGTTGGGTGTAGAACAAGCCATCTACCATCAGTGTCTACAAACTGTGTATCTAACAATCTGCCCATTCTTGCTATAACCTGTAAAGGAG